TATCAGAGCCTGCGTGGAGGAGTCAACTAAGTCATCGTGGTCTGAGTTAGGAAACGCAGCCATTTCTTCCATTAACTCATCAGCCCAGCGCGTAGGTGGCGCCCAAACTTTACCACTGGCAAATAAATCAGATACAGAATTGATCCTTACCATCTTATCATTACCTCTAGATGGCGTAAACTCTTGCACAGGAATTCCCATTGCCCTTAATTCATAAATCAATGGCGCTCCTGAAGCTTTAGCCTCAACGATAAACGCATCTGGCTCCCACTCTTTGTAATGGTTAAAGGCTTTTTCTTTTAACTCTGGAAATTCCATGCGCTTTTTAAAAGCATCGAGCAAAATAATATTTGCGTCATTCTGGTTTTCATTTAAATAAAAAACCCCCCAAGTTGTACAGGCGGAATAGTCAGAGCGTTCGTTCTTTGTAAACGCCGTATCCCAAGACTGGATCACAAACTCACACTTAGGTGGGTCTTCTTCTGTCCATTCTTTCCACCACTCCCGCTTAACAATCGCGCCTTGTTCACTGGTCGGACTCTGTTGGTACTGGGCATTCCACTTAGATGCGGGAAGTTCAGACTGTAGGGCATGGAGTTCTTCTAGGCTCCAGAACTCTGGCCATAGGGGGTTTCCACTCGGAAGGATCGCAGGGAAGTCAATTACCTCCCAGTCGTCATTCCCGTCTTTGTCCATAGAAGCTTGAAGGATCCGGCCAGTCAGATCCCTCTTAGCCCAGCGCGTCATCACAACAACAATCGCACCTCCAGGTTGGAGACGCTGACGAGGCCCAGATGTGTACCACTCGTAAACTTTATCAAAGACAGTAGGATCTCCAGCGGCCAAGGCGGCTTCTTGTTCAGAATGGGGGTCATCAATGATTAAAAGATCAGCACCTTTACCCGTTACTGTACCGCCAACTCCAATCGCAAAGTACTCTCCGTTTTTATTCGTAGACCAACGTCCCGCCGCTTTACTGTCTGACCTCAAATTAACATTGGGGAATATCTTAGAGAACGGCTCACTGGCTACTAAGTTACGAACCTTACGGCCAAAGCCTACCGCCAGCTCTGCGGTGTTCGAGCACTGGATAATCTTCTTACTAGGATCCCGTCCCAGAAACCAAGCCGGCAGCATATAACTGGCAAACTCAGACTTTGTGTGCCGAGGAGGCATATTGATGATCAGGCGCTTTATCTTCCCAGTCGCGATCTCTTCAAACTTCTTAGCCATGACTTTATGGTGGCGTCCATCTATAAACCCCGGCCACATGGCGTGGGCAAACTTATTAAAGTCATCAAAGGCTTCTTCTCGTTGTTGGCTGGCTTCTAATGCGTCAAGGTCGTCAAGGTAAGAAGCTTGTTCGTTAGAAGGCATCTTAAAGAAAGTCTCAGCGGCTTCTTCTGCCTCAGTCTTGGGTAAGTTAAGGGCAAACATCACCCTCCTGACAAACAGATCTATCTCTTCCTGCTTCTCTAACTGTTGTTTTTTGTTCAAGGAAGGTTCCTTAGTTTCAAGTAAGACGGGCGCACACTACGTGCCGAATTCTTTGCTCGCCGGCATATCCCTAAGTCACAGAGCTTCTTTACTACACGGTGTACATTACCCCGCCCTCTGTCCCCAGTATGGAACATGATGTCATCTATAGAAGGCCCATATCCAAAGTTCCTCCAATACTCATCTATCACAAGGAACACAGTCCTTTGCTTCTCAGTCATACACGCCCCTATACACGCTTCGTAAGTTTGTTGGATCATTTTAAGAAATCAGTAAGTTTCATATTAACAGCTGTTAATATGCCCCCCGCCACTTTTTGTATGGAAAACACAAGGGGGGGTCATTCTGTATCAAAGTCTGTAACAACATCTAAATTTTTGGAAGGGGGTACCCCCTCTTTTTTAGATGATGATTGAATGAGTGAAACAGTATGCGTTAGGTCATGCGCGTGCACACCCGCGTCAGGCGCGCCCACCCCGTCCGTGGGTGTGGCCGTGGACGCATTCGCAAGCCCATCACCCCTGATTTCCTCTAGCAATGTGAGCCCATCGTCCTGCTTGGCCGTCACATCACTGGCCTTACCCAGTCGTTCGAGCAGTCGTGTGCGTATGTCCGAGCTCTTGTGGACTATCGTGCTCTCCTTTCGTTCAAGGAATGCTCCGACCTCGAATAGGTTGCCTATCATCTGCAAGGCCTTCATCCTTTGTGCAGGTGGGAAGTCCTCATCAAGTGAGTGCTGGACGAGCTGTTGCACCAAGAGTGCCTTCAGTTGAATGGGGTTTCGATGTTTCTCTGCCTCTAATGCCAGTTGGTAGGCCTCGACCTCCCTCTGGATTCTCTCATCCCGCATGAGCTCATATGGCTTACAGGCCAGTGTCCTCTTACTGGCGTCCTGCTTGTAGCTCTTCCTATACGCATTGGCCTTAGTCTCACCTAGTGCTACTGCGTGCGCGAAGGCTTTCATCTTCCCAGTGATCTTGGGTTTCTTGCCTTCTCCGCTACTTAGTAGAGTCTCTATTGGAATCGTATCAAGGCCTTCTCTGATTTGCGTGCGAGTAAGTTTTTGGGGCATGGTGTTTCATGGGTATGAATTAGGAATCCCGAACATAGCAGACCGCGCGAAACAATGCAAACCACACCGGCCTGACTGGTCATCGAGCTCCATCACCGCATCCAGTCCCTTCAGAGTGACATCCCATGGACGAGCTCCGTCACGCGCGTGAGCTCTGCTGCCTAAATTGTCATTACAAAATAATTTAAAAAAACATGATAAAAACTCTTGACAAGTCAACACATGACATGGCGTAATCGTTATTCATGTGTTAGTCAATCAATTTAAAGGAGTAAGTTAATGAAGCCTCTCTACCTTATAGCCTGCAGTAACAAGAAGCTAGACCGCCCTGCAAAGGGACGCGACCTCTATCAAGGTCAAGCCTTCAAGTTTGCTCTACGCGCCTCTGAACGAGCTGAAGCAGATGTGATCATCCTCTCTGCTCTTCATGGTGTTGTTATGCCTCACGCACAATACGCGCCCTATGACAAAGCCCTCTGCAACATGACCAAGGCCGAACGCGCTGAGTGGGCTGAGATCGTGCAAGCCCAGTTAAAGATGCTAGGTGCATATGACCGCGAGATCACAGTCCTTGCAGGAGCTGACTACGCGAGTGCAGTTAAAGGTTTCCCAAATGTTCGCCTCCCTCTCAAGGGTCAGGGAATCGGACAACAGTTACAGACCCTCAAACACTTAGGAGAATGAACCATGGCAAAACTAATCATCAAGAAAAACGGCTACGAGATTTGGGCTAAGTTTGACCACGATGCCGAGGTCTATGAGCTCTTCTTTGAACAAGAGTGCGAGTCCTATACAGGATGGGCAGTCGATTCCCTCGCGGACGCTGAGTCTGCCTCGCGTTACATCCTCGAAGAACAGATGGCTGAACAGGCCGACTGGGATCAACGCAGGCAAAACCTCTTGGACGATGCCTGAGTCATGCTTGAAGCCTCGCGTGCGGGGCTTTGAGGATTACCCACCAACCAAAGGAGAACGATGATCACCATAACCATTGATACCAACAACTCAGCATTCGAGGACAACCCTCGCGAGATGGCTGAACTACTTGAACGTCTTGCGAACTATTACAGGGACTGCGAAGTCCTGCCTGATTCCGCCCGCGATTCCAATGGCAATACTGTTTGCCACATCACACAGGAGTGAACATGACAGACGTTGAACAGAAATACATCGAAGCCCAGTTGATCAAGGCCTTACCCCTGCCACCCGAGAATTGTGGTCAGGTCAAGATCAAACTGTATTCCGAGCTCGGCCAGTCCAACTGGTTGAACATTACCCCTTACCAACTCAGAAAAATTGAACTGGCCTTATTGGAGGACGCATGAAGTATTACCGCCACACCACCACCTTGCGCGAGGAGCTCGAGCTCAAACGCAGACAAGACCGAGCCCTAGCAGGCACACACTTCCTGCTCATGTTGGTCATACCAGTTATTGCCTTCTTCATTGCCATGTGGTTACTCTCATGACCGAAGCCCAGTTTGTCAAGACCGAACACGAATTGATTGAACTGGGCTATCGTTATGAACGAGCCCCAGTTCAAAGGTCTATTGCCATTCGTCAGACCTTCAGCAATTTATTGCAGCAATACCCAATTTATCGTGACCAATTTATCTATTGGTTTGAACAAGGCCGTAAAGAAGCAAGGAGCAATTAAATGAACAAGACCCCACACGAAATCGTCCACAAAGAGTCAGGCCGAATCATTGGCACATACCCAACTTGGGACAAGGCCTATGAAGCCTACAACCAACTTGGGACTGGCAATGACGGCATGAGTGACCATGCCATTGGCGAAGTCGATACACCCTATCTTGAACGAGTCAGACAGGCGGACGAAGATAGTCGTCAGTCGCGCCAACGCTACGAGGCTATGCGTATTAACAGAGGTGAACCGCCAAAGGAAATCACGCGCCAAAGGTTTTGGGAATTGCTCGAAGTCCTTATGCCTGCTGACTGGACGCAAGCAGGGTCAACCGAGTCCTTTCGCGTCATTGAATGCCAAACAGATGACCTCTACACATGGTGCGCCCGAGTCGGTGAACGCTACTTTGAGATGGTCTGCCCGAAGAAAACCACACACGCACACATTATCAAACTTGTCAAAAAGGAGCTGGACAAATGACCTTCAAAATCCGCATGAGAGATGACCTTGCAGAGGAGGGATTGTCAGTCCCTGCCTCTACCACCTTCAGCAATTACGACACGCTAGATGATGACCTCTACATCACCGCGCAGGAGCTCGAAGGCGCGACCCAAGGCGAAGACCCTGCCGACCCTGATGACCACGCATTTTGGTACATCCAGTTGAAGGATGGACGATCACTTTACTTTATCGGTGCAGACCTAGATTTTGAATACACCAAGGAGATCGCAAATGAAAGTATCTGAGCTAATCCACCAACTTAGCCAGTTGCCACAAGACCTCGATGTTTTGATCTGGGACGCAGGCAATCGCATGAACATTGCAATGGTAGATGACGCATTCATCCATGACGAGCAATACCCATTCGTTGAGCTCAACACAGACACAGACGAGGAAAAGAAATACTTAGTGAAAAACCACAATGGCACACTTTTAGGCAAATTTGAAACTAAGTTTGCTGCCGAATATGAAGCCAAGTTTTACCGCGAACAAACAGGCAATCCCGCCTACATCGAGGAGCAATTAGCATGAAATACACAGTTAAATCAGCATTCATCACCCATCAGACCGCAGAGATCGAAGCAGACGATTACGACCACGCATACAGACTGGCCAGTTTGCTTCTTGACAAAACTAAAGACGATTCGGTTTCATTGCATTTCAAAACAACTGAAATTGAAAGCAAGAAGATCAAAGAAATAACCTTGTCTGATGCCAATCTCAGCGAAGAACAACTCGCATTCGTAGAGGCTTACTTGTCCAATGTGGCAAGTGCCGACCGCGATACTGTAGTGAAGTTTTTGTTAGCCAAAGATCACGACACATTCTGCGAAACACATGGAGATGAATACTACACAGGACTGGCTGATGCCCGAGGCGTTTGGTATGACGCCAAACAGTTCTTTACAAAGTAACTCCTGAAGCCTCGCGGGTCGGGGCTTTGGGCGGGATTTTCCGCAATTCGTCCTTTAACTTAACTGGAGAAACAAAATGCCAAATTGGTGTGCCAACTCATTAAAACTTGTTGCTACTACTGCTGAGTCTGAGAAGAAACTCGCAGAGATCGTGTCCGAGCTCGAACGAGCAAAATGCGCTGGAGAGAGTGCCGAAATCTTTAAACTGATCAAGCCCATTCCCGAAGCCCTACTGATCACCGCAGGGTATTTAGGCAAAGATACACCCGAACAGGCTGCTCTCGAAATTGAACAGGCAGCGAACCTCAAGAAATACGGATACAAAGACTGGTATTCATTCTGCATAGGTGAATGGGGCACTAAGTGGGACATGAACAACCGATATGAGGACGAGCCCTACACCATTGAAGGAAACGCAGTAACGATGGTGTTTGACACCGCATGGGCACCACCTATGCAAATCTACTATGCCCTCGAGGAAATGGGTTTCGAG